ACGTTCAGCGTCAACCTGGTGCAAGTCAGTGGCACTGCCAGCAACAGCAACCTAATCATCGACGACCGCACTGTCGTTCCTGGCGAGACATACCTGTGCCCTGAGCTGGTTGGCCAAGAGCTGGACCCTGGCGCATTCATCAGCACCATCGCCAGCAACGGCACCTCGCTGACGCTGCGCATCTCCGGCCGCGAGATCACCTGAAGGAGTCCATGATGGAAGACGCAAAAATGCCCAAGATGATGCTGGCCGGCTTCGGCGGCATCCCCTACGAAGAGCCATTCATCACGGCGTCCGAAAACAAGAAGAACACCCAGGTGGTGATCGATGACTGGATGCTCGGCCCGGAAAAACCAAGCAACGAGCGCGGAGCCAACAAGCCCTACTGGATGGCACTGGCCAAGGCCATGCAGTGCGACGAGGCTGAGGCCAGGCGCAGGCGCTGCTCCAACTGCGAGTATTACGACAACTCGGTCATGACCCAGGTGAAGATGGACAAGATTCCCTGGAACCAGTGGGACGTGGGCGCAGGCTTCCGCGGCTACTGCAACAAGTTCGACTTCATCTGCCACGACCTGCGCTCCTGCCAGGCCTGGGAAGAGCGCGAGTTCGAGGAAGATTGACCAAATGGCAGATTGTGGGAAAATGAGGGCGCTGAGTCTATCGGGCCACCAGCAGCTCATCCAACCATTGGAGGGTTGCGCGCATGGGAAGTTCTGAGTGGCTCAAAGAGAACCTGCAAAGGGTTCTGGCGCTTCCTGCGCCGGCCACTGAGTGGCTGCTGATGCTTTGGGGTGCCATCCAGGTCTTTGATGACGTGGCTGATGGCGATCCTGTCGAGCGAGAAGACCTCAACGCAGCCATCTGGAACACGCTTGTTGGCATGAACCAGAACACATTCTGGATGGCCAATTCCCACAACCTGTCGCCTGTCGTGGCGACCATGATTTTGAAGTGGCAAGGCTCAGACCAGGCCGAGCGCGCAGGCAATGCTGACGCACGCTCCTACGTTTGGCGCGCTGGCTACTACGATGTGGTCATGATGGTCGTGGCGCTGTGCCACGGCACCAAGTACGCCACAGACAATTCCCACCTGGTCATGGCGCTGTACGGTGAAACACTCGAAGATTACATGAAGGAGTTCAGCCATGCCTGATCCAACAACCGCACTGGTCGTCGGCGGCACGCAAGTTGTCGGCGGCATCATGCAAAGCCGAGCAGCCGGAGAGGCTGCAGGCGCACAAACAGCAGCCGCAGAAGCTGGCATTGCAGAGCAGCGTCGACAGTTCGACATGGTGCGCGAGCTGCTCAAGCCTTACGTCGAGGTCGGCACGCCTGCACTACAACAGCAGCAAGCATTGATTGGCTTACAAGGCGCAGAGGCACAACAGGCTGCCATCGCAGGCCTGGAAGGCTCTCCACTGTTCCAGGCGCGTGTGCGTCAGGGTGAAGAGGCACTGTTGCAGCGTGCATCGGCCACTGGTGGCTTGCGTGGCGGCAACATTCAGGCTGCCCTGGCTCAGTTCCGGCCGCAGATGCTGCAACAGGAGATTGAGACTCAATATGGCCGTCTTGGCGGCTTGACATCACTCGGCCAGCAATCTGCTGCAGGTGTTGGCACGGCAGGCATGCAAACTGGTGCGCGAGTGGCCGGTCTGTACGGAGACATCGGCGCTGCTCAAGCAGGCAAAGAGCTGGCGCAGGGTCAGGCTTTTGCCAACGTGCTTAATCTGCCGGCCCAGTTCCTGGGCATGCAGTACGGTGCCAAAGTCGGCACGCCAGGCTTTAGCAACATCTTCAGCGACATCAGGCTGAAGAAAAACATCACGCGCGTGGGCACCAGGCCGGACGGCCTTGGCGTCTACGAGTTCGAGTACGTCTGGGGTGGCGGCCGACAGGTCGGCCTAATGGCGCAAGAAGTGCTGGGCGTCTATCCTGACGCTGTGGGCGAGTTCGGTGGCTACCTCACCGTCGACTACGGCAAGGTATAAGGGAGCCTGACATGGTACAGCCAATCAACTACCAACTGAATGTCCAAAGCCCCTTTGAAGCGGCACTGTCCGGCTTCAAGATCGGTGCCACCATCGCTGACATCTCTGCACAGCGCCAGGCCCAGGAGGCCGATCTGCAGCGCAGACAAGCACTGCAGACGCAGGTCAAGGCTCTGATTCAGAACCCAAACCCGACTGCGCGTGATTTCACCAACGTGGCCATGCTGCTGCCTAAAGCAGAGGCTGATAGCATGCGCGCCAACTGGGAGACGCTGTCCAAGGATCGCCAGGACAATGAGCTGCGCTTCGGTGGCCAGGTCATGTCGGCCTTAAGCTCGAACCAGCCACAGATCGGCATTCAACTCCTGCGCGAGCGCGCAACGGCTGAACGCAATGCCGGCCGCGAGCAGCAAGCCAAGGCCTATGAGACTTGGGCGCAAATGGCCGAGGTCAGCCCCCAGAGCGCACAGAAGACCATCGGCATCATGCTGGCTGGCGTGCCTGGTGGCGACAAGGTGCTGGAAGGCTCCATCAAGGCACTGAAGGCACCGGCTGAGGTGGCAGCAAGTGAGGCCACGGCACGTGGTGGTGCAGCCATTGCAACCCGCGAGGAGCTGGTCACGGCCAACACTCCGACCCGCCTGGCGCTGGAGAACACGCAGACCGCGGCCAATATCCGCAACCTGGACAGCCAGATTGCAGACCGTGCTGGCCGTCTGGTGCTAGATCAGAACCGTCTGAAACTGGACCGCGACAAGTTGCAGTCTGACGTGGAGCTGAGGCTCTTTGAGCTGAACCAGAAGGGCACGCAGCTTGATGCAAGTGCCACCAAGATCGTCAACGATTCAGCAGTGGCTGCAGTCGGCGCAGAACAGTCTGCGGGTCGCATGTTGGACCTAGCGTCTAGGCTGGAGCAAGAAGGCGGCGGCCGCGGTGTTTTCACTTCAGCATCTGAGTGGTTCAAAAAAGCAACTGGCAATCAAGATGGCTGGACCCAGGCTCGGCAGGAATACATCCGGCTGCGCAACACGCAGGCCATCAAGTCGCTGCCTCCTGGGCCGGCCACCGACCGAGACATCGAGCTGGCGCTGAAAGGTTTCCCGCCTGACAACGCAGATGCAGCCACGCTGGCCTCTTTCATGCGCGGCATGGCCAAGATGCAACAGTATGAAGCGGTGGCCGAGAGCGCCAAGTCTGAATGGGTGAACTCGGTCGGCTCGCTTGGCCGTGCCACCCGCGACATTGAAATCGGCGGCATCCAGGCGCCGAAGGGAACCACCTATGTGGACTTCGCGCGCCAGTTCATGGACCAACGCGCGCAAGACCTGGCAGCAGCCCAGGCCGGCCGTGCGGTGGCCGGTCGCGGCTACATGCGCTGGGCCAATCCGCAGACGGGTGCTGTACCTGGTGGTGGCGGCGCTCCTCAAGTTCCACCTGCTGAAGGCCAACGGTAATGGCAACCAGAGAAATCCCCACCAGCTACAAAGACCCGTTCTGGTCTGACCTGGCGTCCAGCACCGAGCAGAAACTCGGGCTGCCCAGCGGCCTGCTGGTCTCGGTGCTCACCCGCGGCGAGCGCTCCAATGCTGACCAGGTGTCAGAGGCTGGCGCTCGCACGCCATTCCAGATCATCCCGGCCACCCGCAAGGCGGTACTGGACAAGTACGGCATCGACGCCTACCTCAGCCCCGAGAACGCGGCCGAGGCTGCTGGGCGACTGCTCAAGGAGTCGCTGGACCGCAATCAAGGCAATATCGTGCTGGCGGCTGCCGAATACCACGGCGGTACTGATCCGAAGAACTGGGGACCACGCACCAAGTCCTACATGCAGCGCGTCTCGCAAGGCGTGCGCGAGCTGACTGCGCAGACTGCGCCAGCACAGCCAGCAACCATTGCGGAGGGCGGCACGACCAGCACGTTTCAACGTGCTCTTGGTGCCAGCAGCATGGCTTCTGTACCGCAGGATGCGATTGCCAGGGTCTACCAGGCCTACAGCACCGGACAGATGACGGCTGAAGAAGCAGCCGAGTTCGAGAACGATGTCAAGGCTGGCACCATCATGCTGCCCCGCGGCGCTGCATTGCGTGGCCAGGCTCAACCCCAGGGCGCACGGCCTGTCATTCCCGAGCTGCCGGCTCCAGTCCTGGAGGCCTATCGCACCGGCCGCATGACCCGCGACGAGATGATGGAGCTGGAGCGCGATGTCGCCAATGGCATGGCCAGAGTGCCTGCCGGATTCCAGCTCCAGAAGACAGAACCGATGGGCGTTCTAGGTGGCATCCGCGAGGCTGTCACCGGCACCGAGCGCACCACACCGACGACCGAGGCGCTGCCGGACTGGGCAGGCATGCCGGAGCTGAACACCTTCAGCATGGCCAGCT